GAAATACCTTATGGATATGTAAAAATTAAATAATATAAATAATATACAATAATAAAAAATAAAAATGAAGAAGATACGTTACAACAGCTTTATAGCAAAATTACTTTGGAGTGAATACAATACAATCACACTGGCCGCATGGGTATGTACAAAATACAAGAATAAGGAAGAAATGCCCCAGAGAATACGAAACCATGAATGCACGCACGCAAGACAATGGGTAGAGTGTATGCTTGCAAGTGGAGTTGTTATATGGGCCCTGGTTCTTTTTGCAGGAATATCTGCATTATGGTTTGCATTGTCTTTTCTTTCATTCTACATTCTGTATGTATTGGAATGGCTTTTAAAGATACCATTTTACGGTAAGAACGCATACGAGAATATCTCTTTTGAGCGTGAAGCCTATGCTTGTCAGAATGACAACAATTACATCGAAAACGGTGATTACTTTGAATGGATAAGATACATTTTAAGATAATCGTATTAATACCTTTTTATTAAAATAAAATCAAAGATATATGACACAGCTTAATTTTACAAAGAATGGTAATTCATGGATTTCAGATGAGATACAGGTATCCTCTGATTTCAACATACACATTGAGAGAATCCGTCCGGCACAGTTCAACATAATGCAAAAAACAAGCGGTGAAAAGTGGGCCGAAATACCGGAAGCAGAGAAGTACGCAAACAAGAATGTAATTGACGTAGACATACAGATTCTTGTTCCTAAGAGCATAAAGATAATCAGCTACTCAGAAGTTACACAGGCTCAATACACGGCAGTATGAGAACAAATGTTATAAAAAGCCTGCTAAAGGCAAACATAATAGGTGATGGAAGAAAGAAATCAAATCCTTCACCTCCTGAAGAAAACATAACTGATGCGCTTCTTATGGAAGACGGAAGCCTGTTCTTAATGGAGGACGGAACCTACTTCAAGCTGGAGAATCAGGAAAATTCTTCTGCAACCAAAAAATCATATTGGAACTTTTAAACATTGAATTATGGCAATAGAAGGAACGAAGTTATCTGAACTTAAAAATAAGGTTGAAGATATAAAAGGAACTGAGCGTATATACGTGACGGATGGAAGTGGTGTGCCTAAGTATATTGAGGCAAGCCAGCTAGCAACTCAGAAGGACTTGGGGGATATTGAAAAAATACTTGACAAAATTATAGGAGGTTGATTATGGCAATATCAGACAAATTACAAAGTATTCTCGATAGCAAAGCCGCAATTAAGGCCGCTATAGAAGCAAAAGGTGTATCAGATGTTGGTGATGTGCTAGCTGAATACCCTTCCAAAATTAATAGTATTCAGAATGGAGTGAGCGACTACGAATTGGAAGCAAAAATGCTTGTATTACCCGTAAGCACTACCACAATTACGACCAAAGAAAATAAAACAGCGGCAATAGCCACTAACGACCACATTAAGATAATTGATGAGAACCTGAAACAATACACCGTTAAAGAATGGAATGACAGGACTGTGACTAATGGATTTGACAACTCTTTATCTGCTAAACCTATAGGATTTTCACTCGAATGCAATGACGTAAGAGTAAATGTAAGATGGCCTTACGTAGGTAAGATTTGGAATTGCTTGGGAACTTCAAGTGCAGACAATTCTATGCAGCATTCAATTTTTGAATACGACCAAAGAACAAGCGCAGGAAGCGGTGAAGATTACGTACCTTCACAAGACGGCAACCTGGGAACTAATACCATTGGCAGTTACAATGCGGCAGATTGGGAGATTACGGATAATGGAGACAACTTAACCCTTTATTGCGGCAACACAAAACAAAGTTGGACTATGTCGAAAAATTGCGGTAACGCCAACTTTATGGTTGCATTCAATTACAAAGACAGAAACGATGCGATGATAGCACAGAATGAATGGATGCGTCATAGATTCGCAATCTGTAGCGGTATTCAGACAACTGAATCGGACGGAACGGTTAAGAGTGTCGAGATACTTAATGCGAACGGTACACAGGCGGAAGTCGGTGAGGATATGTATTTCTATATAGACGGACAGAATACTACACTTAAGGCTAAGTATAACCTGAATAACAGGCATGCTGTAAGTTCGGCTTACCTGACTGACGAGATAGCGGAGTACATCTATTCAAAACAAGTAGAGAATGGAATTAACATGAACGATACGGGTGTTAATTCGGAAGATAAGCCTATTCTTGTTAGAGGTGCAAAAGGAGCGGAAGCTATAGCCGTAAACGGTTACTGGTATATTATCACTCCTTACGTATCAAGGCCGAACGGCACGCAGACAAACTTTGATTATAACATAATTGACTCTCCTGCAATTTACTATTGTGAAAGTGTTGGTGACGGTGTATACTTGTGTGGAGACAATGAATTGTTACCTATATGGACAAATAAGAATATCATAAACGGATTGATAAATTATTTGAGAACTTATGAAGGAAGGACAGAAGAAATCCCATCTTATAACAGCGGCAACGCCTGGTCGTGCGTTAGGAACAGTGGCTACTACGCGTGGTACGTGAATTTTGGCAGTGGCTACTGTAGCTTCATTAGCACGTACAGCAGGTATAGTGTGTGGCCGGCCTCGGCTTTCTAAATTGGTATAACCGATGGCGTGCGGATGCACGCTATCTTAAATGATAATGATACGTGAACAGAGCAAATCATAACAGACTTAACACTCCGATAATCACAAGAGTAATAGAGTTGAATAAATACCTATTACAAATATCGGAAAGAGCAAAGAACATAATCAAGAGAAACTACTTGGATGCGGTTCTCAAGAAAGGTGCAACTTTATTTGACTACGCAATGCGTCAGTTGAAAGGATTGGACTACAAAAAAAGGGCGTCTGATTTGGTTTACGAGATACAAAGTAGTGTATACTTTATATCCGCTTTAGGCGGATGTGACGCAAGGTCATGTGCAATAATAGACAGATTTTGCGATGAGGTATTGGTAATGCTCGGGAAGTTAAGTAACGTCAGCCCCGAAAAGTCTTGAACTATGTCGGCAGAACGATTTTTATTGAAAGGTCTCCATGCTTGCGATATGCAAGCTATGTCGAATAATGGAGAAGAGAGCGGCAACGCCTGGTCGTGCGTTAGGAACAATGGCAACAACGCGTGGTACGTGAATTTTGGCAATGGCAACTGTAACAACAATAACACGAACAACAGGTATAGTGTGTGGCCGGCCTCGGAGTTCGATAAGATAGTAGATGATTGGCTTCAAGCTGAAAGAGAATGCTATAAAAACAAGCATTCATCATTTGAAGCTGCACGTTATCATTATCATTTGTCTAATATATACGACTTGGTTGAAAGAGTAAAAAACAATTATAAACCAACTACAAGTACATGTTTTGTGCTTCAATACCCGGTGTATAGGGAAGTTTTTGCAGCCAACTATACGGACAGAATAGTGCATCATTATATAGCACAGATGATTAGCACGGTAGCCGAGTCAGTTCATAGCATAAACGGGAATGTAAGCCATGGGAACAGGACTGGTTATTCATCGTCTACCGCAGTAATGCAGATATATAATAACATCAAGGAAATGTCAAACGGATATAGAGATTCATGCTATGTGTCAACGATGGACGTAAGCGGATTCTTTATGTCAATAGACAAGGAGGTGGCATATAATATATTCAGGTATTATTCGGATTTATATTATAAAGGGAGCGACAGACACGATAAACTTATGATTCTGAAAAAACTTATGGAACATAATCCTACAGAGGACTGCATAAGAAAGTCACCTATAAGGATGTGGGATAATGTTCAGAAAGAAAAAAGCCTTTTTGGAGCAGGATACGGAAAAGGTCTTCCAATAGGTAATTTCTACTCTCAACTTATAGCAAATATTCTGATGTCCGCTGTTGACGAAAGAATCACAAGCATTGACGGATTGAAATACACAAGATTCGTTGACGACATATGTATAGTCGCTAAGACTCCGGAAGAAATAGTTGAAGCAAGATATATATTGTATGACACTCTGAACGATTTGAAGTTATTGCTTCACCCTAAAAAATTTTACATACAGCCATATTGGCATGGAGTTAAATTTTGTGGCAAGGTTGTTAAATGCAACCGGATATACATATCAAACAGAACAGTTGGGGCAATAACGGAAAAAATAAGAATCTATTCTAAAAACCCAAGCCTGGATACAGCAAAACATTTGATGCAAAGCATAAACAGCTACTTTGGATTGATGAAAAATACGGCATCTTTCAATATCCGAAAAAGGATAATGGGTATGGCTTTAGATAGTTTCTCTGAATGGCTATACTTTGTAAAGAAAGGAGAAGTTTATATATGTAGAATAAAGGCTAAATATAACCCTGTAAAAACAAGTATTCGTAACGCTAATCGTTTCATAAAAAAGCATAATGGGAAGAACAGATATATACGGAAATCTAAAAATAGAAGAAAATAACGGAGTATTAATAGCTAAATTCAAAAAAAGTATGAAATACGGAAAATTAAACAATGAAACTCTTGATATTAAAGAGGTTGAAAATGGAATGGAAGTAGGCGGCAGTCTTACCGAACAGCAGATTATTGCAAATGGGTATAAACCCGTATGTGAAGTGGAGAAGTCTGGCGATTCAACTTTTTGTGTGTGTAAGGAATACGATGTATGCTTTGTTCAGATATGGAAACGAGACGGCGAAGAAGTGCAAGAAGATGAGATTTGGACTTCTGAAAGCGAAACAATGCCTAAATTCTCTGATTTGGAAAGATTGAAAAGAGACATATCTATGGTTAATGAGAATATAAACTCATTAGGCCTATCTAATAATGAAGCATTGTCGGTAAAAGAGTTTTACCCCGTGTGGAACGAAAACTCGCTTTCAATCAATAAGGACGACAAGTATCAGCACAACGGAAAGCTGTATGAAGCCGACCAAGCACACACAAGCGAAGCGAACTTTGCACCCGACAGAATGAGTTCAATTTGGCATGTAGTAGTAGAAGACCATGATGGAACATTGGAAGACCCGATACCGTACAACGAAGAATTAAATCCGTTATGGCAGGGAATGATATTGGAAGAAGGAAAGTATTACACGCAGTCAGGAACCGTGTATAAGTGCACAAGAGACAGTGGAATTAAACTGACACAAAATTTGGCCGATTTGGTTGGCCATTATGTTGAACAAATAAAATAATAATCTATGAAAGTAATTGATTGGTTAAAGGAAAGCAACAGAATGTCACATCTTAAAGCAGGATTTATAATCTGGATTGCTCTTATGTTTGTTGCTTCATGCTGTTTATCATGCTTCGATTCTATTTTAGGAATTACGAAGATGCAGGAAGGGGCTATTGCCATAACCTGCACAGTTTTGTCTGATGCGGCTGTTTTAATTGCTATGTGTTCAGTAGAATACATACAAAAATCGTCAGGAATAGGAAAGTGGGACTGGATTGATGTACTAGCCGGCTGTATTTTCCCTATTTTCGCTTCTTTATTTGTATTCGCATTTTCCATGATATATTAATTTGTTGTTATACATTACATATTTGTACTTATTTAATTTTGATAATAGATTTGTATTTGATACCTTTGTAGAGTAATAACATAATAAAATCAATGATATATGGCGAAGAAAATTAAAGAAACGAAGACACCACTAGGCGGTGGATATGTGGGCCTTCCTAAGACAAAAACGACTAAGAAATGATTAAGAAACTGGTATCCTTGCTGAGGAATAAATCAGCAAGGATATTTTTTAAGATTTACGAACCATTTGTTTATTCGCTGTGTCTGTCCATCGTTTCCTGTACGTTCATGATTGATTACTTTTCTGACGGAACGTTTATTTCTCAGGAAGACTACGATAAACGGGTGTTTCTTATGTCTTTAATAGGAGGATGCTCAATACCAACAATAATAAGAATCATATCATATTCTTCAGGGTTGTGCAAGTGGTATATGGCAAACATAACATGCCTTCTTATCAACAACATGTCCGGATTTGCCTACTACTTTGGCTGGATAGGTTACATTCCATACGTGTTTATGGCAACCGGTCTTAGCTGTGCAGGTGTTATGAGTTTCCTCGTATTCAGGATATTCTACCGTATTACTGACGAGGTATGCCTCCGTCGCACAGATTTATAAGAATAAAGAATATCTGCAAACCGTATTGTCGGAGAAGTTCAACATCGAATTTCTTCGACTTTTTTATGCATGTATATACTCCGATTATTTCTGTAGATTTGTTTATATTAAACTTCTTCTTGATATTCTCTATATGCTTGTCTACCGTCTTTGTAGAAAGGAACAGTCTTTCAGCTATTTCTTTCTGTGAGAAACCATGACCGGCAAGTTCAAGTACTTCCATTTCTCTTTCTGTAAGTTCAGGATTTCCAGCTTCGCTAATTGGGGAATTTTCCTTATTTTCAATGCGTTTCATGTCGTGTAACTTTGTGTCCAGCTAAGATAAGAATTAATTCTTAGCCTGCAAAGCCTGAAGCATTTAGAGGGCGCACAAACACAACAAATATGCAGATAAAAGGCATGGATGGCCAGTCTTATAGTGTGACTGGTCATAATCAAGGTAATTGGAACAGCGCAGGCGGTATCCTTGGCGCAGCTTCTTTCTTCGGTATTAACGCTGGAAATATTCTCGGTCGAAACGGATGGGGATGCAACAATGACGGTTACGTATGTTCTGACAATACTCCTGTGAACCGATATGAGTTGAATCTTGTAACTTCACTTGGTGCAAAAGACAGCGAAATCGCATTGTTGAAAGCTGACAAGTACACTGACCAGAAGATTGTAGAAGCTGTTGCATACTTGCAGGGTGAAATCGGTAAGGTAGCAACCAAACTTGAAAACTTCAAGGATGCACAGAACGCAGTAAACTTGCAGCAGGCTACTTACAACGCTACCGCAACAGCTAACATCGGTTGCATTGGCCAGCAAGTTGCCCAGTTGCAGTCAATGTTCAATCTTGTTGTTCCAAGCAACAAAGTATGTGACACTTGCTGCAATCAGTAAGATTTTAGGGGTAGGATAGTCCTACCCCTTAACCATTCAACTATCAGATTATATGCAATATACTAACTCACAGATTTTGGCAGCTGTATTAAACAAGTGGTTACAACCAGTAGTATTACAATTCTCTCAGGCGAAAATGGCATCTTTCCCTGTTGTGCAGGCTATTGAGAATAAAATACGAAGCACTGGGTGGGTAAATCCGAACTGGAGTCTGACAAAAGAACTTTCCCCGATGATTGAGCCTATCACCAACAGCATCGTACAGCCTATGCTTAACAGATACCTTTCCAATGTACCTGACGAAGCTATTCCGGCTATGGCACACGGAATCATTGACAAGGCTATTGGAGAAGGGAAGCTTGAACTCATGGAAGGTAAACTGATATTCGATAAGGAGGATTTGCAAGAGCTTAAAAACCTTCTTAACTACAACCTTCCGCTAAAAGAAAATGAAGAATACAATGTGATTACTTCTGCTCCGGAAGCGAAAACTGAAAAAAAATAATCGGGCCAACGCCCTCGGCGCGATTGTATTGATTAATAGGGGGCATAAACTATACAATTATGAATTGCAACGCTATTCAACCAGCAGTTATCACCGCAACACTTGCAGCAGGATCAAGTACTTCTCCTTATTATGCGCAAGTAAACATTTCTCAACGTCTGTGCTACAAGACTTGTAAGGACGTTTCTCCGGTATTCAATCCACAATTTTCTTTCGTAAGCCTTGAATCAGTAGGGACTAACCAGTATGTTCTTACCGTAAACGTTCAGGGTATCATTTCTTATGTTCCTTGCGGAGGTGGATGCTGCACAAAGACACAGCCGATTAACCAGAACTTCACTATTCCTATCTATTCTACAACCGCACTTACCGGTGCAAACGTAGCAGCAGGTAACGTAGTTAATTCTGTAGCTGCATCCGCTTGTCAGAACTGTAGCCGTATGTTCGTAAGCGAAACACCGCTTACAATCACTACAACTACTGCAGCATAATGGAGTGTGTATTGATTGCATTAGTCTGTATGATGGTGGGTGTGACAGCCCACCATCTTGGATTGACGGAAGAAGCAGCAAAGATTGTAAGTAAGATTGCAGAGTGTCCTAAGTGCTGCACGTTTTGGATTTCGCTTTTTGTGCTTACGATTAAAGGTTGTGACTTGTTTGTGTCGGTAGTAATGTCTTTGTTTATGGCTTATCTGTCATTCTATTTCGGACTTGTGCTTGTTGTTTTACAAAAATTATATGACTGGATATGGGAAATAATAAATCGTTAAAGGAAACTAAGGCAATATCAAATCAAGTGTTTGTGCCGATTAGGAAGAAATACAAACCAATACCGAAATTCAACGGTAAGTGCCCAAATTGTTAAATTGATTGAGTTATTATGACAAAAGAACAGATGATGCAGGAGTACGAAAGGTACAAAAGCAAAATAATAAACTCTAAAGATATTAAGCACATGGAAGTGTTGTCTGACGTGTGCGAATATCTTTTCGAGCAGGTGTCTATGAAAATGCCGGAAGTGGCAGAAAGCGCATTGTCTCACCTTGCAAGCACTGAATGGGACAACTATCTTTCCGAGCAGGAAGCTAAGAATATCAGTATTCGTACCGTAAACCAGGACGGTATAAAAGGTTTCCACTGGAATCATGACGTGTTCATCAAGGCGGTTGAGAGCCTTGGAGGTATCACTGAAGAAAAGCCGTATTACAACTCATACGCGCTCTGTGTAGTAGCAAATATGGTATACTCCGACCACGCACTGAGTATTGCCATGGATATGGGTTACAAATCTCCTGCCGAGGTTCCAAATGAAAAGATGGCCTTGTCTTGCTACAGGAAAGCCGTAGAAATGCTTAAGGACATTGACCACGGATTTAAAGCAAGGAAATACTTTAAATGCAAGATGTACAGCAATTCACCAATGTAAACTGGTTGATTTGGGTAATATGTTATAAATGAGGTCCTGACGGTTGTATAATTGTCCGGACCTCATTTATTTTTTTGATGTTAAATCGGTACATTTGCCTTTATGGAAGATAAAGGTGTTATTTCTGGAGCAATACAAGGAGGATTTGCGAGCATCGCAGTCGGATTTGTAAGTGAATCACTTAACCACATGATACCGTGGCTTATAGTGAGTTTTGTTGTGATCATGACCGACCTTGCATTTGGTGTAAGGAAGAGTTTGCTAACAGGTGAGAAAGTCAGGTTTTCAAGAGCCATGCGTGCGACAATGGGTAAGATGGTGACATACTTTGCATTTGTTTGTATGGTATGCATGCTTAACGTGGCTTCCGGATTGAACTGGCAGATTGACGTTTATTCCTGTCTGCTTGTATGCTTTATTGAAGTATGCAGCATATTTGGAAACATACTAAAGCCAAAAGGAATAAGAATTGACCTTCTTGGAGCGGCTAGGGTATTTGTAAAAAAAGCTGCAAACGTAGACAGTGAAGACGTCAAATGTATTCTTAGAGAAGATAAACAGGATAAAAACGACAAAAATGAAAACAATGAGAAAGATTGAAAGAATTTTTGTTCACTGTACCGCAAGCCGGCAGAGTGCAACAGTTAATGACATCAAGGCTGAATTCAAGAAAAAGGGATGGAAAAATCCTGGATACCACTACCTTATTGACAAATCAGGAGTTATAAGCCAGCTGCTTGATGATTCAGGTGTAAGCAACGGTGTAAAGGGTTATAACTCTACTTCTATCAACGTGGCATATATCGGAGGTATTGACGACACCGGAAAAGGTGTTGACAACCGTACAGAGGAACAGAAGAAGTCGTTGAGAAACCTTCTGAAAATACTTCACAAGAAATATCCTGATGCCGAGATAATGGGGCACCGTGACATCAGTCCGGACCAGAACAACAACGGAATTGTTGATTCATGGGAAAGAATCAAGGAATGTCCTTGTTTTAACGCAAAAGAGGAGTACAAGGACTTATGATTTCTGACACAATTGAGGCGGAAGAAAAGACAAAAGAAGAAAAGAAAAAAGCATTGGAACCGATAAAGTTTGAATGGCCATGAAGGCAGTAATTCTTATTATCATTTTGATTTTATCCGGGTGTGCATCTTACAGGAAAAGGAACTCGGAAGAGTACATAATATCTTCACTGGACAGAATAAGCGAAAGGGCGGATTCTGTTACAAGAAACATGTATCATTATTCTGTAAAAAAAGAAAGCGTTACAGGCGAACTTGTAATCAAGAGTACGGAAACAAAATTCTCCGCACCTGATAGTTCAGGGAACCAGCATATAATATCCAGAACAGAAACGGAGTCAGTGTACAAGGAGACATCAGACGCAAAGACAGATGTATACAATGAAGACAGGATGCAATCCGGATCGAGAATAAGGGATTCAACTCACCAGGATATAGTCTATTCAAAGGAAGTTGAGAAAGAAACAAAAAGGCCGGCAGCATTGACATGGGTAATAATATATTCTGTAATAGCTTCGCTGGCATATATTATATACAGATTCATACTGAAAAAATAATATGCTGGATATAGTCATAGACATATATACGCAAAAGGTATACGATGAAGTGTATGCAATTACATCACATACAGGAAAGGCAGCAGGTAACATAGACGGAATATCATTGTCAGAAGATGAGATAAGAATTATAGAGCCGTTCATGAAGGAAAGTGCCGGAGAGCTTGGCGACATTCTATCGTATTACGGAACATTGTCTGTAAATTCCGATAAAATATCCGTTTCATTGTCTATGCCATCCAACTGGAAAGAATCTCTTAAAGATTCTCTTTCGCAGTGTATTTCCAATTACATATCAAACTCTATATGCCAGAGATGGTTTTCAATTTCTGACAAGGAGGACGTGAAATACTATGCCGACAAAGTTCTTGTAAACGAAAAGAACATAAACAAGATTTTAAGCGAAAGGGAAAAACCTCAAAGACAATAATAAAACATGGATAAGAAAGCCATACTAGACAAAGTATACACACGGACCTACTATATTGGAGAGTCCAGAAAGAGAGAAAACATAGATGCAAGTATCATTCAGGCGTGCGAGGACAATTCCGACATTCTTGAAGACTATTTTAAGTCCGCATTGAACGAGCTTAACTTTTACTCGCAGAAAAGACTTGTAAAGGTTGTAATGAACGAAGAAACAATAGAAGTTACAAGCGAAAGGGTAAAAAATGAGGAATTAAAGGAATGCCTTGAAAATCTCGTATCAGACTATCTTGCAGAATATGTGCTGTTCAGATGGCTTTCCGACAACGGATACGGAATAAGTCCTGAAGGAGTTTCAAACGCCCTTGAAAACGTGAAGGACTGTATATGCGCTCTTGCACCTAAAGTAAGAAGAAGGGCCGCAAACATGGGAATATAAGAAAGGGAAGCTAAAAACTTCCCTTTTCTTTTTTCTATCTGAGCCTGTTCGTAAAGCTTTCATCCACATTCATTTCTATGTAGTTGATTGATACGTCAGTCCTAACACCTCCTACAAGACACACCATGAAGTATTTGTATGGCCTGCTCTTGTTCATCTTTGTAACCAGGTCCCTTATATCAGCCATCTTTTCCTTTTTAGCAACCAGTTCAAAGTGTTCAGCGTCATTTGAAGCAAGTACATACATTCCTACGTCAGAAAATATATCTACCGTGTCACCTCTGAACATTACCGGCTCACCTTTTATGTAAAGGTCGGAAAGGCTTCTTTTTACTATTCCCCTTAAAGCTGTCTGAAGTATTCGCTTGTGTGTAAGAGTACCCATCTTGATAGGCCTGCTTATAAGTGCTATGGTAGACACGCTTCTATGGGTGTTGTTAAGGTCAAGTATCTGGTTTCCGCTTACAGCCCACGTGTAAGGGTAGGAGTTGACGAATGAATCTATATTCTGTGATATTTTATGCCATTCCCCGGTCTTCAATGAATAAACGTACGAATAAGGAAAATTCATGTTTGCAACAACAATTTCCTTTGCTTCATAGTTGTATCCTATCTTTGCTTCTTCTATATAGTCAGGGAATACAACGCTTGATATATCGTCACCCAGAGAAGCTACATCTAATATCTTAACTATTATAGGTGAAGATACGGAACATGAAGGAAGGAATCCGTATATCTTTTCCGAGATTAGCTCTGTAACAGTTCCATTAATTACCATAAGACCGCGGTCGGTTGAAAATGCAACCATCGTATCAAGTCCGCATATAGAATCAGGATTGTTGCACACGTCACGAGTAACAGGAGTCTGGCTTGAATATGCGACTTCTCCGCTTCCGACATTCATGGCGTATATACCGTCTTTTGTGAATACGTACAAAGGGAACTGTCCGAACTGTCCTTGAGATAGGGCCACGACGTTTGACTGTACTCCGACAATATCAGTATTGAACTGATAAACCTGATCAGCAGGAAAGAAAAACGGATTGTTCAGGTTTGAAACATACATTACATTTCCTTTTTCGTAATCCATGTTGTCTGTTGTTTCTCCAACTTCCATGCTTTCAAAATCGCTTATCTTTATAACGTCAAAGAACCCTGTATTTTGTTTAACGCTTCCTCTTTCATATTCATATTCCTTACAATAAAATGAAAAATCAAAGTAATCGCTTTTTTTCAAAAAAATCTGGATTCCTACAACCGGAACATTATATTCATATCTATATATGATCATCTTGTATGCCCTGCTGTCAGGGTACATGATGAATGTCCTTATGTATTGACCTATTTCCCATTTCTCTATAACTTTATCACCGTCTGAAGCATGAATGTATATGTGTATCAGGAATTGATATTCCTTTGCGGTAGAAGATACTCTTACACCACTTGAAAGAGTTCTCTTTATTCCGATAAGATGAAGCCTGTTGTTATATGAATAAGACGATTTTGGCAATATTGAATGATGCGTGTTAAAACTGTCAACCATGTGCGGAAGGGTTGACAGGTTATCTATAGAAACGTCAATATCAACAGATTTTTTTGTTTCACCAAGTTTCAACGATGTAATATTATACATCAGGCTGATATTATTGGCCCTTTCAATCGGTTTCTTGCAGTTCATCTCAAACTGTGATATATAAATTCCGACATAGTCTTTCTGCAGTCTTGTCCTAAAATTATCGGTGGAAAATATTTCTATTCCTATTATAATATCGCTCCATGCGGAAAAATCATATTCTTCAAAAAAGAATGAAGGCTTAAAGCAAAGTATATGTGCCTGCATAACTCCATTCGAATTTGTTTGAGCAAAAAACTGATTTGAATAACCTCCGGACAATTCAATATTCTGAGGGTTATTCCTGTCTCCATAAGTAATAGTCACTGAATCATCAGAATCAAGGAATATAATCTGTATTTCAGTTGACTTGATATAACTTCCGTCAAACAGCCTGAAAGCCGCGCAAAACGCAGCAGAATAGCAGTAACACCCGTTTTTATTAGCTTCGCTAAGAACTTTAGTGAAGTTACCATACCTTACTTCATCATCGTTATCTGATATTTCATCTATATCAACGGAAACAGCTTTCACTTCCTTATCAATTCCGAACTCTGGTACGTCAGGAATTTCACCAAGATAAATATATGAACCGTTCCTGAAAAGGATATACCTTATACCTTCATCTGTTATTACCGATATTGTATTTCCGATAAATTCTATGCTTTTTGCCTTCAAATCACCGGTCATTATAGTTTCTGATGAAAGATCCTCCGGCATTTCGTACATCTGGCCTGACTCGGTTATTCCTATATACCTTTTAGCTATAGAATGATGGTATATCTTGGAATACGTGTGTGCAGTCTGCTTTAGCATTATCGGTTTACCGATCGGTTCTATACTTGAATTGTTCACGCGAGCATTAATAAGCTCCATGCATTCACCGTCAGCACTTATTCCATCGTCAGTGTTACGGGTTATTCCCTTGAATTGTATCTTTATATTTTCCATAGAAGCAAATTAACTTATTACTTATCAATGTCATTTGCGTTTTCAGGAATTTTTTCTGAATGTGGTTTCATTTCTTCCATTTTACAATGCAGCATTGCAATAGCGTTCCATGCCACCTGAGCTATATGCAGACACCCTGTTTCCTGGTCAATTTCATTGCCTTTCTCAACTTCCGTCAGGTGCCTGAGCATTGCACCCTTGTATCTTTGGTATCCGTCAGGTAAGTTCTGCCACTTGTTAGGTCCGTATTTCTTGGCTCCTGCAGTATATACTTTCGCTATTTCCTCAAGCTCCGGCCATGGAAGAAGATCCATCATTATCTTATCGTCTTTACGGTCGTTCTTGATGCTATTGTTTTCAATTTCATCAATAATTTTATCGAGTTGGGAAGTATATATATGAAAGCATACAGAATCATCTCTAATAAATTCACATGATTCATTATCAATATTTTTAATTGTTAATGTTTTACATGCTATATGACTTGCAAAATAATTACCTATTTTGCATTCTTTTACAAGATATTCATAATATTTGATTTTAACTCTGTCACCTACTTTGTATTTCATAATTAAATATAATTACTTTATAAGTTCGAAATCATAAACAAACACGTATGGGTTACTCTCCCAGTCACCTTTCTTGCCTACTTTGTCAATCAGAAAAGAATAGGCATTTTGTGGGGTATAAGTAGCAAGCATCGTATCTCCTTTTAAATCTTTGACATAGTATCTAGGTGTGCCATCTTCGGAAATTATTTTCTCTACACCCTCTGCTAAACAATCATCATCCGATATATCCTGCAAACGCTCAATTCTTACGTTGGTGATTTTGATTTGATGCGGCATAAGTTCCGGCTTAACAAACATCTTGTTGCTCCATCCTCTGTTTTTACTTCCAACTATACAGGATATATAATTCCATCTTGGAGTTCCATCATCCATAAATCCACCGCAAGCCGTGTAATTCTGTGCAACAGCTACAATTTCACCAACACGTAATCTTTTACAAGATTTATCATATTCAGTGCCAGTAATAAAGTTGTCATAAGCACCTTGTTTGCCTGAAAAATTAATTCCATAAGCATAACCTTTCCAACATATTCCTTCATTTTCATTATAAGTTGGCTGTGGAGTAATAATTCTCCTTGTCTGCGTCTTTCTTCCTTCAAGTACGGCTTTTGTAAGTCCGTACTTATCGTTGAACATTATCTTATTCATATCTATTCCTCCAAATCTTTATCTGTACCTAATAAGTGTGCGGTTTTGTCGTTGTAAGGGATGCACTGTTCGTAAGCAATACCTCCAACTGTTACATACATTACTACACCGTCAAATCTTATTGTTTTATGACTAAATTGACACAAACTCCAATAGCTACTTTTACATAAAACCCAATCTTTTGGCTTAAACTCACATTCAGGTTTTACTTCGATATTGAAAAAGCGTTTCAAATATTCTTTGGATTTTGGATCTTTGATTTCTTTTAGTCCGTCAATAAGTATTTTCCTTTGTTCTTCATTAGCATAACCTTTTACATCGCAAGTAAAATCTTGACAATCAAAAAACTTATTACCTATAATGTCAATACCAAAATATGCACTAAAACACCCATGTCTTCCTTTTGTTTTTTTATAAATAAATGGAAGACCAATTCCGGAGATTAACACATCTCCATCACAATAAGCCATGTATTCTGGTACTTCAAGCATTAGGTCGTTATCACTATCTTTTCCATCTGCCTCAGAACCGTTTATCGTGTAAGTGAGTATCCTCTCCATTATTTTTTCATCAAGCAACGCAACAATATTGTATATACTGTCAGACTTTTTATCCCAGCAAATAACTCTTGCATTTCTTCCGTCACGTGTCACAATATTACCATTTACTTCACCATTAGTAATTTTCTTTGCTATTTCCACAGCAAACGGCACTCTAACCATTTTATTTTCCATATCATTTACTTTTTAATCGTTTCAAAACATCTTTGTTGGCTTCTAAAATCTTGTCAAATGATGGAATCGGCATCCAAGCAATTACATCATCATTATTCACTACTGTAGACCAGTGCCAATTAGGATTATTAGGGTTTGAAGCGTCATGTGGTATGCGTTTCATTATGCAGATACTTATCTTATTAAATAAACGATGCGCAACAAGTACACGTTTTTTTAATTCAGGCAATCTTTCTTTTACACTTATCCAACTGAATTTCAACGCTTCATCCCATCCATTCAGATATGCTTCTTTCAAATCTTCACCTGTAAAGAACTGTTTTTCGTTCATTCGTGTAGAATTAATTATGTGAGGAAACATCTTGTCATTTACGTATCTTTTTGCTTTATCTTGCTTCTCCATATTCATTTACTTTTTAAATGTTTCACACTATCATTAAGAAGGTTAATAGCAAACTGCAATCCGTCAACTAAACCTTTGGAGTAATTTGTAGTTATCAGTTCACTTGTTATTTTGCGTACTTCTTTTTTCCTTTCTTCAAGTGCTTCAATATGTTTATTCAGGTATCTGCTAAATTCTTCATTTAGCATCTTGTCAATCGGCTGAGATTGGCCTTGACATTGTAGCATCTCGTTTCCCATATCATTACTTTTTTGTTTCTACATATCCATTTACTATACACCAGCAAAGCATTTCATAGGCTGCGTCAATTAAATGTACGTGTTCCTCATAATTAAGTTTTACACCATATACAGACATATATCTTATATACCACCATTCTTCATCTACCATAGCCGTTCCAAATTCTAACCAATAGTTGTTTTCTTCTTCTTGGCTGTGTATTAAATTTGGCAGCAAATCCAAAATATCTTGCAAGGTGAAAGCCGGAATCACTTTAGTATCTTCTTGCGGATATTCTTTGTCGTAAAACGAAATGTATGGTTCTGAATTTAAACATACCCAACATAAACTTGCTGTTTTTGTATCAACTCCCAACTCTTTAAGGTGTTGCATCTGATGAATATCTAAACATTGTTTGCTCATAACTTATTCCTCCTCAATTTTGTATCGCTTTCTATAATTCTCTATCATTTTCAATGCTTCTCCTATAGTATTGCATGGGTCTATTCCTTTGGAAACAAGAAAATCGACTGCAATCTTAGAAGCCTTGTACATATTCTTTGTTTCGTATTTTATAATCAAACGTGATGTTTGCCTATACTTCACTATTCTATAAAAACCTACGAATATTCCATACAAAGTCAGTAAAAACAAGCCTATTAACGAAAATGCTACCAATCCAATTACTATATATCCTAAGTATAACGCTATTGTATTCATATTTTATTCCTCCGCAATTAAATCATTATGTATTCTCATTATCTTAACTATCTCAACAAAGCAGCGTCTTATTCCTAAATCCTTCGATATTGCGGCTTTCGCTTGCTGGTATAGTGTAGAACTTTCTTTATTCTCTTCTTCAGTTCTGTGTGCAAGCTGATACTCTTCTCTCATTTCTACGTTATCAACTTTGAATACAACTGAGAATAAACCGATTTTCAACATAGTTATTCCTCCTTTCTTTCATCTTCCAACTTAACAATAAGCATGTTCATTCTTAAGATTTCCCTAAGACCTAAAATACTACTTATTTCGTTTTTATATTTTTCTATTTTTGGCAATAAAGGTCTGTAATCTTCATAATCCATTAAACTCATACCGATAAAGAACATTGCCCATGCTTGCATATCCATTTCATTGTTCAAAATATATTCGCAAGCCTTTTTGCTTTCGCCATTATTCAAAAGCGCCACTAATTCTACTTTCTTTGCCCGATTATATATCGTCTTAACTGTCACACGTTCGTCACATGCTTTGTTTTTTACGGTTTTTATACGTGATAGAAAGTATTTGATTCCTTTGTTCATAGCTTAATAACTTTGTACACGTTCTATAATTTCGTTTACCTGTTCCTCTGTCTGATAACCAAGTATAGCATTTTTTATCGTGGTATCATGACAGATTCCACCGTCTTTCAGTATTGCTACCTCATACGTGTCTACTCCGTTGGAATAATAGTCATCACCAAGTATTACACTTACACCGTACCCGTTTTCAAAGTTCATTACTGCGTGTAGTGTGTGTTTCTCTACTCCGATGGCTCTGTATGAAGCCACGCTTTCGTGTTCGTAGAATTGTAAGTCTTTAAATTGTTTCATATCTTAATCCTCCAATAAATATTTGTTGTCGTAGATGTCACCAATCACATCCATGTTATACTTTTTTGTTATCTCCGTTGTTTAGAGCTTCTGCAAGATATACCTTTGTTTCCCATTCAATTCTTATTCCTCCTTGTCAGGTTTTAAATCTTCCAAGATTTCTCTTATTTTGTCGGCCATTTCTTTTGCGTATTTTTCATCTCGGAAGTAATTACCTGAAGCATATCTTTTAAAGTCTTCAATAGAAAAAGATTCAATAAATCTATGTATAGTAAAATCAGGTTGTATTGAATAATATTCGCCAAGTGCCACTGCTCTCCACCTAACATTTTCCAAACACTTCTTCTCTAAATTCCAACGCTTACCGAAAACATTTTCAACCATTGAAAGGAAATCGGATTTTTCTTTATCAGTAGCATATCGTACACCTATTTTTAACGACCATTTATCTTCGGTTAGTGATTGTACTATTTTATTGTCTCTTGTAGTTCCTATATAAGCACCAAATGATTCATCCGTTTGTTTACCGTTATAAATGAATACACCACCTTCAACAAAAAGAAAATCCCCATCCTTTGGTTTAAACTTTTCCTTAAACTCAACATCAACAAACACCTCACAATTTTCAACACGAATATTCGTACTTTCTACTTCCTTATTCTGTGGAAGCGTAAATCTATAAGTCTTTTTCATTTCTATTTATTTTTATCGTTGTTCTCATTAATTCTCTGGTGAATCATAGTCTTAACTTCATTAAGTGCAGGTAGATGTTCCTGAACTTCTTCCCATGTTAAATCAGATATGAAGTTATCAAGCTTTCTGTATAATTCTTCCAGCTTGTCGTTTGTAAGGCTGTGTCTTATCTCTTCCATATCTTCCATCGTTTACGGGATTTACATCTTTCTAACTTACTCTTTAAATCCTCTATTTCTGATTCAAGTTCCTTTACTCTTTTGTAGCTTTCGGAATACTTCTCATAATATTTGTCATACAATTCGCTTATGGATTTCATTTCATTTTTATATTCCATTTCTACTTCGAATCGTAAAGTATTCCTTAATGCAGTATATTGTGCTGCCTTGCTTCTCATTTCTTCGAACTCAGACAGCGGAATTGTAACTGTTCTCGTTTCCTTTTCATTTTCCATATTTAATATTCCTCCTTTAAGTTTGTTGTGTAACTGTGATAATGATTCTAATGCTAATACAAATCCAGGTGGTATCATTTTACGTAAAGTTTAGGTAAAGTGGATTTTAGAATAAAGTTTGTTGTGTTATTGTTCCAGAAGCTGTTTCATATTCATTCATGCACTCTTCACGAAATCTTTTTTCCTGCGCATCAAAATAATCTTTGTCTATTTCTGTGGCAAAAAAATCAAATCCCATCTTATAAGCTGCTATCCTGCTACTTCCACTTCCCAGGTGAGTGTCAAGAATCTTATAACCAGGTTTTGCAAATGTTCGTAAAAGATAAGCATACAGGTCGATTGGCTTTTGTGTGGGATGAAATTTACCCTTGTCAGCTTTACCTCCCTTATTCGAAATACTTACATGCTTAGCTGGTTTATCAAAAGAAGTCCAAGCAAATTCACATTGTGAAAAATTCTCCCATACCTGCTTTTTGTCCCAACATACAAAACATCTTGTTGGAGGAAGAGGAAAGTAATTACCTCCCCATATAATCTGATTTTTGCTGACACGAAACAATTCATCAAAGTATTCCTTTGTAGGACGGATATCCCATCGCTGAATATTTCCCCTGTTTAGACACCTGTTTTTAAGTTTACCTCTTCCGTGGGTACTTTTTTTATCGAGACCATACGGTGGATCAACTATAGCAAGTTCAAAGAACTTGTCAGGAATGGATTTCATATAATCCATGCAATCTATATTATAAACTTTGCTTATTGGCATAATTTACATACGGATTATAAGGTAAATCATAAACTGAAACCGCTTTCCCTTTTTGTATAAGAGAAAGAATATCGCTGAACTGTGCCGGACCGAAATTCATTTCACATATAACATTTCCGTCATTGTTTACAACAGGAGGATTTAGTGGAACAAAAGAAGGGCTCGGGTAAAGTACCGGCTTGACTTTAAAAAATGGCAGATAAATAGATTCTCCTGAAATTCCTTTCAGTTCTACCATTCCGTCACGAGATACGCTTTCAATAGAAAGCAATCCGTATTCTTCTGAAAAAACCATAAGCCCATAGGCCAGTCTGCTGCCAATAAATAAAAGCAATTCATCTACTGCATTCATATCTTGTCAAATTGTTTTTGTAATTCGTATTCAAAAAAATATCTTATTCTGGAGTTGTCACCTTTCGAAAAAGTAAGTGCATTAGCAAATGCAGACATGCATGCTGAATAGCATTTGTCTTTCATCTTTTCTGATTCGTCCTTAACCTTCGACTGCTCGATAATGCTTGAAGCCTGAACAGCGTTGTCAATGATTTTCTCAGCATTAGAGAAACATTCGTTCACTTCTGCATACTTCTTCTTATCCTGATGGAAAATACCACCATCTTTTTTCAGAATGAATATCCGGACTCCTTCTCCTTTTTTGATGATTACCGCGATGTCAAATCCCTTGTATTCCTTCTGGTATCCTCTTCCTCCTATATTCATAGGATATTCAGTACTTTTAATCATTTTCTTCTGCTCCCTCCCAAGAGCGGTATTACGTTAAAACTCTTGAACCGGTCTATAAGACGGTCTCCGAACCTTTCCTTGAACTCATCAAGATCAAGATTGCTGGTTATATGGTACTTCTTGAAGTGTGACTGATATATCTCATATCTTGCATACAGGAATTCATCTATCACGCTGTCAAGCGATGTACCGTAACTTTTCTGATTCTCAGTTTCAAGGCCAATATCGTTGATACAGATATTAAACGGCATTCCATCTATTCCCTTTCCTCCTTCCTCATTGTAGGTGTATCGGTCTATATGTCCGTTAATCTTGTAGTAGTTCATCATCTGTGTTACGGAAAGATTAAAGAACATGTTAGGGTTGTTAGTAAGTTTCAGGTATTCTGAAAAAACTTGCATTAAAAGCGTCTTTCCGGTACCCGGAACTCCGAGTATCATAAGGTTTTTATGTACCTTATAGTCTTTACCCGGGAATATATTCTCAGCAAGCTTGCAGTTGTTGAAGTAGTATACCAGAAACCTTATTACGTCACGGTTATATTCGTCGACAACAAACTCCCTGAACTCTCTTTCCATATATGCGGAACCTATCTGTTCTATCATCGCACAGTGACGGTCAAATTCATCATAATCTGTCAGGTCGAATTCAGAAACTTCCTGTATATCTTTCTTCATCCGATTTACGAGATTGTATATCTGGCTTGCTTTTAACTGAGTTTTTATCTATTGTACGTTGTTTTCCATTGTCTCTGCATTTATTGTAGGCATCAACGCCTGTGTTTGTCCACCACCAGAAAAAACGCCTTTTGGCGTCCTCTTTTGTGAGGACCGTTTTTTCTGATCCGGTTGCACTTATGTATTCAAAGAACCTTTTAATCTGTTCCTGAATTATCTTCATGAAGTTTACGGCACCTATTCCGGACTGTCTGCACATCTGCTCTTTCCATAATTCATCAGACATAAGTTCTTTTTCAATGTCAATTAATGTCTTTACAGGAGATAAGGGTTCCGCCTGAATAGCAGATACCCTTAAAGACTTGCTCAGACCTCCCTTCCTTCCGGCATTAGCCCTTTTGCTGCACACATCCTTGTACTTCTCATAATCGCGGTCAAACTGATTCTTTACAGGAGAAAATGCAATCTTGACGATACTGTCAGAAACAAACTCTTCGTATTCCATATTGGTAGGATCGTCAAGGTGTTTCTGATATAGTACCATTGCCCTTAGAAGTTTTCCTGCCTGCGCGTCTGACAACTCACTTATTATGTCCATTGAATCCGTATACAGCAAGAACGAGTTTCGTTTCATGTCATATCTCTTATATATTCGTTAACCGCATCCTTGAATTCTTCAAATGAACGGCAGACTATATATTTGCTCCCGTTCTTTACAGCTTCCTGTTCCCATTTCTTCTGAGAATCACTCTGCTTACCGGAACGTGTTTTCATTTCGATGCAAAGTGCGCCGTAATTACGGTTTCTCTTGAGAAGAATCAGGTCTGACACGCCCGGGAGCATACCTTCATCCTTCATGTACGCGCCATTCCTTGCAGATCTTCTTGCAGCGTTTGGAATGGCAAAAAGCACATAGCTTATGGAAGGATACTGCTTCCTGAACCATTTAACGCACGCACATTGAAGACGGTGTTCTTCATCATCATGCTTCTTTTTACAGGTATTCTTCTTTATTTTGATAAGGTCATAAATACTGATTCTATTCTTCTGTGGCATAGGCTAAGCTGAATTCTTTAGGTATATACTGGCTAATCGATATGATGGTTGACTGTTCAATAGACGCATGGATAATCTTCCTTTCAAAACCTATGTTTTTATCCTTGCATTCTTCTTCGAGCTTGTCCTGCTCGTCATCCAGGTATCTGTTGATAAGCATTATCGCGCGTTCTGCAGTATAAGTCTGTACGACGAACTGCCTGTTAGTTTCCTCCTTGTCTTCATCCTTTCCTTCTGTAGTAAAAATGATTCGTGCGTCAATGTTGTAGAATTTGGATTCAGGAATGTCGGTCTTGTCCTCTCCGCATATCTTCTTGATTTCCTCGTCAGAATAAAGTTCTGAGTTCTCCATAACAAGCTTTCCGAGTTCATCAAGAGGGGTAATTGATAGCTTGTCAACAAGAATTATGCAATAATCAAACTCCTTAATCTGGGTTATCCTGAAACTTCCCTTGAAATTGAGTTCCGTGAAGTCCTTAACGATTTCCCTTGCCTGGTCTATAGACTGTGCTTTAAGCAGGAACTTCTTTTTTTTCATGTCACATAATACTTGTGCCATGTACGGAATAAAGTTGTCAGTTGTCATTTCGAACGCCATTCGTCTCTGATTGGATACTTCAACTTCCTTAATGGATCCTTCCTGCATATAAAAGTTGATTTTAGATATTTCCTCCTGCCCCAGGTAGGTACCAGCGTCAAAGATTATCTCATGACGGTCAATATTTACCACTTCTCCGGTACCTTCATCAGCAAACGCTTCACTCCATGTTCTTTTCAGTGATTTTACCAGGAACTTTCCAAGCATTTTTTTTATGTCGCTTGTTACATATCTTACTTCGTCCTTTCTTGTCTCAACCTTCACTACGTTTTTTTTCTTTGCCATAGCTTACTCCTTTCTGTATTTATTGATTGTATTCATTATGGTTTCAACAGGAAGTGCCACTTCTGTTGTAGTTTTATCTTCATATCCCTTTATGTATTCGTATGCTTCGGGAAATGCTTCCTTAACTTTCTTTGAATTCCTTAGAGATAGGAGAGTGTTCACTATAGAATTGTATGTCCTGCTCTTTTCATCCCTAAGTTCTTCTATCCTTTCCTGTAGCACTGACACCTTTTCTGATTCTTCTGCAGTACACGGAACATTCAATCCACCTCCGCATGAACTTCCGTAAGGAAGCCATTCTTTAATTTCCACCCTTGTAACCTGTGAACCGTTTGCGATGTATACGGCCCTTGTTTGATAAAAGAATCTTGGATACTTAGTGAAAGTATCATATACCTGTTCAGGGATACCTCTTACTGCTATATCTTTCACTATATCATTAAGTATATCATGTTCATTGCTGATACGTTCAGCTATAGGTTTCACCATTTTTGTTGCAACCTGTTCAGCTATTGCTTTTGTTATGTTCATAATAAAAAAATTAGAATTCAATTTTTTGTTGTAAATATTCATCAGCATAAAACTTATAAAAAGATTTTCCGCTTATCCACCAGTTAAAAGCCATTTCTGAATCTTTACTTAAAGATGTGTCAGTCCATTTATTTTCTCTCAACCATTCAATAGCTTTTATCCAATTGGTTTTTACATGAGGAAAATCCCTTAGTTCTTTTACTTTCTGTTTATGACCTGACATCGGACAGAGTATGCAACCTATTCTTTTATACCCTTTGTCGTAAAGACTACAATGAGGTATTCCATTTGAGTTAAGAAACTCCCAAACATCGCGACTCGTCCAGTAGAGTATCGGACTGACAAGTATCTTATCTTTTCCTCCCACGCAAGTCACCATTTTTTCGCGATGCTCGCTCCATTGGTCTAAACTTCCACTGAATTTATACCTGTCCATTTCTACTTCATTACGTTTAGAACGCTTAGCACTTTCCTCCCTTCTTATTCCGATTAGTGTTACCTTACCAGCTCCAGAAACTTCTTTAAATTCAGCACAACACCAACGCTTATTCATTGTTGGAAGACAACCCATTTTTTTAGCCATGTCATATATGCTCATTTTAGGTTTTATAAGTTCCACGTCCGGATAATTCTTTTTTACAAATCTGATAACCTCCGGCGGATCTACGCTTGTAAGGTTCATGTGGGCTTTAAATTTCACCCCCCCCATTACGGCTAAATGGTATAACACCTGTGAGTCTTTTCCGCCAGAAAACGCCAGATAGAATCCGTTATCAGGATCCATTTTCAAAGCCATTTCTTCGCTTTTTCTAAGAAGATTAATGGAATATTCTATTTTTTCATCTAATTTCATATAACCTGAAATATCTGTGTGCCGCGCATTCGTCATGCTCCAGCACGATTTTGTACAATTTCTTCTGCTGTTTTCTGAATTCTATATCATTGTCATACAGACGGTGATGTTCACGGCACATAGGAACCACATTCCATTTTGCCGTATAGTATTCAGGATACATTGACCGTGGAAGAAGATGTGCCGGATCAACGGCCGGCCTTCCGCATATACAGCATCTGTCAGGAAGCTCCCTCTTTATCTTTTTCATTTCATTGTTAAGTGCTTCCTGCTTTTTGCTTACCTTCCTTATCTTTACCATTCGAAGCGGAGATTTTCTCCGCAATGGTGTTCTCTTTTCTTTCATTTTGTTCGATTTTGTTTTCTCGTATATATTCCTTCAATGCTTTTCTGTAAGTGCGTGAAGTATTATATCCCCTGTTGTTGTCAGGGAAAAGGGAAATCACGTATTCAAGGCATTCAAGTATCGCTGCACGACTCTTCCTGCTTATCATATAGAATCAAGTTGACAAGTTCATCGAAGTAACATTCATCTTTCGGTATGTCGTCAGAGGACGCGGTTATCTGATTGGCAATGCTTCTCTTTTTCTGTATGAGGTTGTATATACGATGGTCTATACTTCCCTGACCGAGTGCGTTGTATACTGTAACATTGTTTTTCTGTCCGATACGGTGGCACCGGTCCTCGCATTGTACAAGATCCGCGTAAGTCCAGGGCTGTTCAACGAAAAGTACGGTGGAAGAAGCTGTAAGAGTTATTCCAACTCCTGCCGCCTTGATTGAGCATATTATTATCTGAATCTCCGGCCTGTTCTGGAACACGTCAACGGAAGCCTGCTTCTGTATGAAGTCCTGCCGTCCTGTTACCATAACCGAATCAGGAAATGCCGATTTAATACTGTCTACGATAGAATGTGAGGAGCAGAATACGACTATTTTTCTTCCGGTAGCAATAAAGTCTTTCAGGAAATCTATTACTGGATTAACCTTGCATAATGCAACGATGCTTCTCAGCTCCATGAACTGAACGAGTGCCTTATTACGCATCTTGGCGCGTGCCTGACCTTCGCTGCACGACTTGTATGTAATAAGATACTCCTTAAGGTTTTCTTCCGCCATCTTGTAGGCTTCATAATAATCTCTCGGAGATTCCTTCTCTATGTCAATGTAGATGTCAACCCTTGTCTTGTCTGGAAGCTGTGTAAGCACATCCTTCTTCTCACGCCTTATAAGACATGTTTCGTAGAGCTTTTTAGAAAGTTCTTCAAGGTTTTCTCCGTCACCATATCTTGCTGTGAAATAAGAATTTCCACCGAAGTCATTAAGTCGGTCCATTATGGCAAGCTGTGATATAAGGTCACGCGGTCGGTTCACTACCGGAGTACCGGTAAGTTCCATGATGTACTTTTTACCGTGAGCTATTCCGGCAATGAACTTGGACTGCTGGGCCCCGGGGTCCTTGCATCTGTGGCTTTCGTCAATGATAACAGATTTGAACAGGCTGATGAAAGGGTTGAACACTATATCCTTAAGCCTGTCACCCTTCCTGTACTTCCACACGAAAAACTTTCTCAGGCTTTCGTAATTGCATATACATACGTCTGCCGTTCGCATTTGTAACAGATAACCCCATGTGGATTTTACGCTGTCGTTAAGTATAATTGCTTCAACTCCGGCAAACTTTTCGAACTCCCTTTTCCAGTTAATCTTCAGTGAAGAAGGACAGATTACAAGGGAAGGGTAGGCACCTGCAGTATTTACGATGCCAATCGACTGGCAGGTTTTCCCCAGACCTGGTTCATCTCCCAAGAAAAGACGTTTAAGTTCAAGTCCTTTTATAATTCCTTCCTTCTGGTATTCGTATGGTGTTATGTTGAGCTTTATAGGAATTTCCATATTTCCTCCTCTATTTGTTCGTTGTTTACGCCCTTCAGGTAGTTCTTAAGTATGTGGTTTACCGAACTTCTGTAGAACTTCTCAAATTCAGTTTCGTCCATCTTGTCGAACGCGATTGACTTAGGAATGATTACGGACTGATTGCCGTAGTGAGATACTTCATATAGTCCTAAATCAACCTTAAGTCGTGTGCGCAAGTCTTCGACTGAATGTACGTTAAGAGAATCTTCCAGCCATTCAGGAAAATTGTCATACGTAAGCTTAAGAAGAGCAAAAAACTTTTTATGAAACTCGTAGTTCCTTTTCTGGCCAACTTCTACAAGAACATCAGTATTCCTTTTCAGGCTACTGAACTCCTCACGGTCGCTGTCATATTTGGGAACCAGTCCGTTTTCAGTTACTATACATAGAATCTTCATGTGACAAACAGATAGTATTTAAAGGCAAGTTCGTTGTACTTATCAAAACCACGTCTGTATACCTGATCACCTCGTTCAATGAACTTCTTGAACACCTTGCAGTTTTTCTTGCTGATGGCATAGATGAAGTCTTTGTTCGAACCGGCAATATCCATATACCATGCGCGGCTTCTGTCCCAGTCGAAGAAGTCGACTGCTTCGTCAAACTGAGACTGAGAAACAGCAAATGTGGTTTTAAGGTCGCCCCCGAAGCCGACCGAAGATAGGAACCAGTCCCATTTGCACCGGGTAGGAAGATGATACTTGAATCCGGTGTAATCGAACTCCCTTTCTTTTACCATGAACTTCTGTGTGTCAGAGTTTTTAAGTACGTAATCAAGAAATTCATCTTTCCTGGCTTCCATCAGAAGCGACTTGTGCATTTCCCTTGCAAGTGCAAAATCATCTTCCGTATACTTCACATCATCAACGGTAAGCTGGTAATAATTAACTCTGTCAGGCTCCGTTATGATTGCATCCACAAGTGAGCCGAAAGCGAATATCTTCTCTTTATCCCCGAACTGAAGCCGGGGATAAAGTAGATTCTTAAGTTCCGTAAGGTCCGAATTGCTTACCTCGTTACGGTTGTAGTAGCTGTCAGGATTCATTTTGCCTTAATTTCGTCAATGTACTTCAAGTTGTCGGACTTGATATAGTCAGGATTCTGGCGGTTGGCTGATTTTTCCGCATAAGAAATCTGCTTCTTGAATACTTTTTCAAGTTCCTCCTGTGACAGATACTGTCCTTCACCAACCCACCAGTAGTTGAACAGATCAGCGTACCCCTTTGGATTCAACACCTTCACAAGCTTTTTAACCTTTACCTTGTTAGCCGGTGATGATACGCTTACTGCAGATACGGAAAACAGACTCTCCACATTGCTCTGCTTGCTTTTAAGTTCTTCTTCCTGTCTCTTCCTTTCTTCTTCGGCCTTTCTTTCAGCTTCTTTTCTTTCCCGCTCCTGCTGCTCCTTTCTCTTCATTTCTTCCTCACGTGCTGCTGCGGCTTCCGCATCCACCTGCTTCTGTTTCTCAATTGCCAGAAGCTCATTGTACTTTGATGGAAGAAGCTGCATGATGGAATCTTTCTGACCTTGTACGTCAAACTCGTACTGCTGCATCATCGCATACCCCTTGTCGATTGCTTTCTTCTGAATGGCCTTGACTTCTTCCATGCCAAGGGAAGACGGAAGCATTACTCCGAATGTGTATCCGGCAATTTCCTTCACAGGGAACTTGCAGTCGAAAGAATCAATCTGTGCGGAAACTTCGTCAAAATTCAAGTAGGTAAGTGAGGAATTGAGCGATATAAGACGGTTAATAGCCTGATTGGTGCGCTGGTTGAAGAATCCGAATATTTCCTTCTCGCACGCTTCAAGATATGAAGTCTTGTCCCTCTCAATCTGGGCCATCCTTTCGGCTTCCCTTCTTCTTCTTTCCTCTTCCTCGTATTTCTTTCTTGCGTACTGGTCACGCAGCTTCTGTGCCTTGTTGGCCGGTGTTCCGGCAACCTTCGGATCTATCATCGTTTCGAGCTGGGTGAATCCGGAACGTATCTGATCGAAGAGTTGTGTTACAGGTTTTCGTCTGTCATTCATTGCAGTAATAGTAACCCTTGATTTCTTGATATAGTCCTCAAGTTGTTTGTCTATTTCATCATTCATACCTCCTTCTGCAATTGACAGAAGTTTTTTACCGTATTCCACGCACGCCTGGCAGGAAGCCTGATTCCTTTCTATAGCGTCAGGTGCGATTCTTGCAACTTCTACTATATCATTCTGCTGCTTGATAATTTGATTTTCCATATAGATTTATTTTTTTTGTTAAACATTAGAAAGGGTTGTCAGGATTCGATGAATTGTCAATCGTAACCCCCTTAGCCATATCGTTTACCGGAGGGCCGAAAGGACGTTCATTATCTGATGGTACTGAATCTGTCTGAACTCCGTATATATCTTCCGTCTTTTCAGGCTCCGGATCCTCAGACTGCAATACCGTGCTCTTTCCGACCTTAATCTTCGGATAAGTCTTGAAAGCGTGCTTGATTGTCTTGGCAATGAGGAAACCGGTATCTATACTTCCGTCATTCGAAGTGTAAAGCTCATTAGCCTTGCATTCGTATCTCCTTTCCCTCTCATTCCATTTTTTGTTTGCTTTTGAGGAGTAACCTTTCAGGCGTTCAATCTCTTCTTCAAGGAGCCAGGAATAATCTACGGAACGGTCACTGCGTACTATGCGGATGAAGCATCCTATTACCTGATGCCCCTTGTGCGGAAGGTTGCACTTGTACTTAACGCTTTTCTTCTCTCCGCTGACCGAACAGGAAAATTCGTCATTGTCATATACAACAATCGGATTGTCAGCATATAGAATCTGACCGGCAGACGCGCGTATGACAAGTTCACCGTAACCGGAAATCTTCAGGGTGCATCGTGTTTCGTATACGTCCTTACCGTCAGTACCCTTTCCGATATTCACATTTCGCGGAATCAGGTATGCAGTTGCCTGTGCTCCGGGTTCTACTGACAGATTATACACAGACAGGTCGATGATGCTGGTATAAATCGAAAATGCCGTGCACTTTTTAAGGTAGATGCTATCTGAGATAATCTTCTGAAAGTTCTGTCTTTCCCGTTCGAAGAAAGCTTCACCGCCTTCTCCGTGCATCAGGTTGTACACCTCTACGACTTTTTCCATTACCGCTTCGCAATCCAGAATGTTCTCTGCATTGTACTTCTGGGATTCACTTAATTTCAATGCTACGTTACTCATTTGATTTAATTTTTTGGTTTAGATAGTTCCTTAACTGGTTTTGCTGTGATTCGTCAAGAATCAGAATCTTTTCATTGAGGTAGGAATTATTTTCCTCCGGTCTCTGAACAATTACAAGATCTCCTTTTGAGGAGCTTCCGAAAAGCAGAATTGTTTTTTCTTTTTCTTCCATAAGACTGAATTTTGGTTATAAAAAAAGCCTGTCAGGTAAATACTGACAAGCTGAAATTTCTAAGGGGAATATAAAGGGGATAATAATATACACTCATATATATTATATATCATTATCTGTAGCAATTGCTAGCATTTGCTACGTTTGCTAAAACTATTTCTTAACTGAATGTAAATCAGATGATTATTTTAATTTTAATCTGACTTGTCTTATTCAAACTTTAATAGAATGCTATCAATTGAAAGCAACTTCTAGCAAATCTGGCAAAAGCTTGCAAATGGTAGCAATTGCTAGCATTTGCTAAGTATTTTTGACGAAAGTGTACAGCAAACCCATTTAGCGGACGCATTAAAAAAAATAATCCGCTATTGATTTCTCTCTGTCATTTTTTTAATGAGCGCGTATTTACTAGCTCGCAGACACTGTCTTTTGCCGTCATCTTGCGGGACGTCTTGCGGGACGTCTTGCACGGTGTGTTTGCCATCTTTTCCACGGTGCACACTGCTTGCGCAGCCGCCGCCTGACATACTCAGACACGCATCAACCGTAACGCATTCCCAACGCATTCCCAACGCATACGACAATCAAGTGCCCTGGCGTATTCATACGCAATTCATAAAAAAATGCTTTCGATGTGGCTGATACAGGACTCGAACCCGTTCACATTTCGGTGGACCCCTTCGGAAAATCAGCCTACCTCCGCTGCCTTGGATTGGCTACGCTTATAGGGTGTACGGCTCCCTTGGTTTAGTTTTTAATAATAAAAAAGCTTTAGAAAGCCTGAAGAGAATCGAACTCTTATCTACGGAAAAACCGTTATTCTACCATTGAAATACAGGCTCTGCCGATAGTTGTGTTACCAATAAACATAAAACGGAATTAATTATTCTCACGAACGTGGACCGTCACGGGCTTGAACCGTGGACCTTCAGATTATGAGTCTGCTGCTCTCACCGACTGAGCTAACGGTCCGGTATTGAAATACATTCAGGCCTTCACAGGAGTGAATGTATTTATCAAACCAAAACTAAATCTAATATGAAAAACACTCATACTATGGACAAATTCTGTCCCCTTCGAAGGCTTAAACCTGTCACGGATTTCTCCGGTGGAATCTTACCACAAGGGGTGCCGCAAGCGTTACCTTGTCTTTAAGGGACATACCCAGCCATTTTTTTATAATCTAAAGCAAATTGGACTTGTTAATGTACCAAAAAGCCCGGATGCCATTACCGCGTTTCCGCTAAGCAACATTTCTTTATTGGTACACATTTATATGTAAAGAATGTCAAAGACCGTTTTTTATAGTCACCGGTCCGGGAATCGAACCCGGATCTGAAGTTTAGGAAACTTCCGTTCTATCCGTTGAACTAACAGGCGTCTGTTCTTGGCCGTCCTGCTCTTGCACGTTCTATTGATGCGTGCTTAAGAACGTCCCATGCGTTGCAGAATAGCTTGGCATTCTGCTTTTCGCTCTTCTTGGTGTATCTTATCTTGCCTGAATCAAGAAGCATCGAAAGCCTTTTCATTCCTCCTACAATGGATGCGGATTCTCGAAGGCCAAAAGTCTTGTCATTCATGGCAAGGAATATTGCTGTCTCATTGAGCATCGTAAAATGATTTATTGTTAAGGTATTCTCTGGCAATCTCCGCGTTTCCGGCATCATGGCCGATTTTGCAGCGTATTGATTCAAGTGCGCTGTCGCTGATTCCTTCTACTATTTCGGATGAATAGTCCTTGTGGTTGGACAGGATAAATACTGATAATGCCGCTACAACCAGTATCAGGCATGATTTAGAAATTCTGTTCATCATATTATTCAGTTTTTAATGGTATTGCAGTGATGGTTATCTTAGATTCCTTTCTGTTCAGGGATACCTTGTATTTCATTACACGTGGGTTTACTCTCCTGAATGAACATTCGTATGCAAGATTCTTTGCAGACAGACATTTGTTCGGAGGAAGCGTCCAGCTCATTGATGTGCCAGGCTCTATTTTTTTAATATCTTCTACTGTTACTCTATCCATTTTTATTTGTTTTGTTGTTCCCCCTCCGGTAAACTCACCCGGACGTAAAAGGCTGGCTTTGAGGGATTTTCATTACCTTTGTATTACCTAACCATTTAAAAAGTAATGAGTATGAATGAAAACAGTCTTTTCAAATCATTCATCGCAGGTGAACCTGCAAGTCCAAACCAGAATGACCGTCATGCCTTCGTGAGATACGCAATCGAAGCTTTACGGAACGGAAACTGCCTTGATTCCGAGCGTCTGAATCAGATGCGCGAGAGTGGGATTCCCGAGGAAATGATAGACTACTATCTTGAAGCGTTTCTTTGGGTGGAAGAATCATATCATGTTCTTCGCAACGGGAAGTGATTTCTGGAAGGCCTATTGCTTTTCTCAGCCTGTTGCAGGTGTCACGGGCTTCTTTTCTTTTGCGGAAGAGAAGCCCTTCCTTTGCAAGTGACTTGATGAATGGATAGCCAAGCCACTCTTTCGTTGCAGGTCTTTCTCTCAGGTCTTCAGAAACGCACCATAATCTGCCTGAGCAAAGCTCTTCTATTGTGAATCCGTTTACGCTGAATCTTTCCATTGTTTCTATTTCTCATTTTTATTTTTTATAGGTCTCTCGGATGCAAACAGAAAAGAAATTGCTATCTTTGTGTTAAGAGATTGTGTAAGTGTCTACTATGTAGCCGCTTCTTTTTTATTTGCATCTTGTTACCTACCTACTTTCTTACTTGGTGCAAATTTAGAGAAATCTCTGTAATATGAATAATAAACGTAGAGAAATTTCTGTATTTTAACTTTAATTTATATTACAGTATGTGTACGGTAAAGGAAAGGTTGGTAGCTTTTATTAAAGAAAAAGGGCTGAGTCAAAGCAGATTTGAAAAATCAGTAGGTCTTAGCAATGGTTTTGTAAATAATATATCAAAAGGAATCGGTGCTGATAAGTTACAGAAGATTCTCTGTATTTATCCTGATTTAAGTACTAAATGGCTTTTGACAGGAGAAGGAGAAATGATTAAAATCAACGAAATTAAGTCTTCTGTGGATGAAAGAAATAAGGATACTCGCCCACGTATACCATACGATGCAGCTGCCGGAACTTTGACCGAGACAATAGAAGGAGTAACGGAATATCAGTGTGAAGAAGTTCCGGTTATCAGTGCTTTCCCTAAGTATGATTTTACAATACGTATAGTAGGAAGAAGCATGGAGCCTGAATACTTTGCCGGTGATGAAGTGGCATGTTTAAAAGTAAATGAAAAGCGGTTCCTTCAATGGGGTAGGGTGCATGTTCTTGACACAACCCAGGGAGTAGTAATTAAGAGAATATACGATGATGGAGACTGCATAACATGCCGTTCGTACAATCCCGAGTTTCCAGACTTCTCAATTCCTAAAGAGGATATTCGTTCTTATAATTTAGTTGTCGGTAGTTTAAGGTTATGAAAAATATATTTACTGCAAATAAATTTAGTAATATGGATAATGATTGGCTTAAGATATTAAGGAACGGTTGTGTAGAGGTGCTTGGAATTCGATTGGGGTATCGTAAAGAATTTATTATCGAGAAATTGAGTAAAACCTATACACTTGAAAAAAATAATAAGCATTCACCATATATAAGCAATATTAGTATAGGAGCAATTCAAGAATGCTCGGTTTTGTTTAATTGCAATAATGATTCGTATTTGTACAGCATTCAAATTTCTTGTGTATTGCATGATACCGCTAGTGTTGATGAATTTATGCATGAAATAACATACAGGTTTGATAATAATTTATATTTATTTACAAAAGAAATTGTAGATAATAAGTCTTCTATACAATACGCAAATAATCTATTAAATGTAAAAATCTATAAGCAGAAAATTACAGGTGGGAATCCAAATGATAT